TTTACAGTGTAATTAGGGATTTCCGGCGTTTCCGGTTCGCTGGTAGCGGGCTGTTGGGGAATGGGTTCCGGTTCCATGGCCGCTTCTTGACGTTCGGTTTCACGGTGAATAGCTTCTTGACGTTCGACTTCACGACGTTCGGCTTCCTGGCGGGCAGCCAATTCGATTTCCTTTTGCCGCTTTACGTCGGCTTCTACGACCCCTTTTATTTCGTTGAAAGGGATGTCATTGTCAGCCATCGATAAATATTTCATAGGGTTGAGCGGAGTAGCCAGGCCAGATGTACTATTCGCCATCGTGACAATGGTTTTGACCATTTCACGTTTTTCTTTAATCATCCTTTCCTTTTCTTCATCTGCTGTTTGCATCGCAACCAGCCGGGATACTTCCCTGTCAATAGCGACGGTGGTTTCTGACCATTTCGCGGTCTTGTTGTACCACCGCTTGTCAATATTAAATTGAATGATATACGCTTCTTTGAGTCTAGCGGCTTCCGCCTTCTTGTTGAACTCCGAATTAATTGCGTTATCCAGTGATTCCAGCCGCTGTGTTTCGTAGCGATCTAACTGTTTCCGCAATGGCTTTTCAACGTCTTCGATGATGATAGCTAATTCATCACATTGGCTCTTGAATAAGTGGGAAGGCTGATTCAAGAGTTGTTTCCCTTCCCTTTCAAATTTTTTCAAGCCGGTTCGCAAGGAAACGACTTCGCGCAACGCTTTCTGGCTGTCTTCTACGTTTTCGTCGGTGACAACCAAATTGGCATATTTTTCTGTTACAGCCTGGAGATAATTCTTCACATCATCCATGTTCCAGGATAATGCTGTCGGTTCATTCGTGATTTCCGGCGTTACCGGAAGAATAGTGTTCGTTACGTTTTTCATGTTATGCTGCTCCTTTCGCCAGTTCAGCCCGCGTCAATAATTCGTCCAGTTCTTCACGGGTTTCATCATTCAAGTCGTCTTCAATCGTCCACAATGCCAGCTGAAAGGCACCTACCAGGCTGTCAAAATCAACGTAATTATCGTCCCGGCTGTCTAACATTTCGTTGCCAATAGCCTCCAGCCGCCCGCAATGAATTCGTTGGCCTATCATTATCAATTCTTCCCCAATATCCATGCGTTCATAGACACGGGAAATGTCGTTATGGAATCGTGTGAAATTATCCATTGCTTTTTCTCCGTTTCTGCCTTATAATTAAGGCAATCAACTTAATACATCTAGCCTCGT